AAGCAACTAAAGAAAGTGGCTTTTAGTATACAGAAGTTTTTGTCTATCAGTGATGATAAACATGAGTTAGCATCTCTCATGTATCCTAACTATGATTCTTGGATGTGGTCTAGTGATATGAAAGAGAAAGCTAAAAAAATATGGAGCGATAAATAGTGACAGAAAAAATAGATGAACTTAAAAAATCTATAGAAACTATGGAAAAAGAATTAGCTGAAGCTAAAAAAGCTTATCGTGAAATGAAAACGAAAAGTTTAAGAGAGGCTATGGAAGCTAAGAAGTTGGCAGATGAAGCAGTCAAAGAAGAACTAAGAGCACTTGGCTACACATCAACTGCTACTAATTTTAATTGGTATTGGAGAGACTTAACGTAGTGTCTCCTCACAGAGCGTATCGCAACGCATTGAAGAATGGGTATAGGAGTGGCTTAGAGCATAAACTTTCTCTTTATCTTAAAAGTCTAAAGTATAAATTTGCATACGAGACTATAAAAATAGAGTGGCAAGACTTAGCTTATCGCACCTATACTCCAGACTTCATACTTAAAAACGGAATAATAATAGAGACAAAAGGTAGATTTATAGCTGCCGATAGAAGAAAACACATCGCTATAAAAAAGCAACACCCATCTTTAGATATTAGATTTGTTTTTGAAAATAGTAGAAACAAACTTAGAAAAGGTGCTAAGTCAACCTATGCACAGTGGTGCATCAAGTATGGCTTTCGTTATTACGATAGAATAATACCTGAAGATTGGCTAAAAGAAAAGGGTAAGGATAGACACCCAAAGTTTATCAAGTATAATGGAATTAAAATAAAATAGGGAGACTACATATGAAAGATAGACAAGGCAAACCACCAGGAAGAGATGATTTTTTCTTAGTAGTGAGTCCAAAAGTGGATGATGAAAATAGGTGGATTGGTGACTTTCACGTAAATATAATTACTCAGCATGACAACCAACTAGATAGAGAAGACTTTTTAGCAATCATGGATTACGTAAGATATACTGCGGCCTCATTGTCATTAATGGATACTAATCCTAGATATAAAGAGATGTTGGAAGAACAAGCAGATATGTATTTACCTAGAGATGAAATTAAAAAGTCGTTGAAAGATGTTAAAACTGATGGTAATGTCATAAGAGTTGATTTCACAAACAAAGAGTAACACGTTGAGGCATTTAGAATATATGAAAATGAAAGCAAAACAAGCATCAGAACAGTCTGATAGTGTAGAGATACAAGACATGGTAAATAGTCCACCCCATTATAACAAGAGTGGTATAGAGTGCATTGAAGCTATCAAAGCTATGACTGGTGATGGATTTAAATTTTATTTACAAGGAAATATTATGAAATATCTTTGGAGATACCTATATAAAAATGGTGTAGAAGATCTAAAAAAAGCAAAGTGGTATCTCAGTGAGCTTATAGACAACGTTGAGGAAGATGATACAACTTAAAGTTTTGTGTACTATTATTGTAGACGAAGAAGAATACCCAATACCTGCAGATGGCAAAGTAGAAATAGAAGTAGAGGACTACTTACAAGATGTGTTTCACGACATGGAAGGTTTGAAAGTAAAAAGTTTGAAAGTTATTAGGAGTGACAGATGAATAATTATTTACCAACAGATTATCAAAATTTTATTGCATTGTCTCGTTATGCAAGATGGAAAGATGACGAGCAAAGAAGAGAGACATGGTTGGAGACTGTGGATAGATATTCTGACTATATGGAAAAACATCTAAAAAGTAAGCATGGGTATGATCTTACAAAAGCTCTGAAAGAAAAACTAAACAATGCTATTGTGTCCTTGGGGGTTATGCCTAGTATGAGAGCACTAATGACTGCTGGTGTAGCTTTAGATAGATGCCATGTCGCAGGATATAACTGTAGCTATATACCTGTTGATAGTCTTCGTAGCTTTGATGAATGTATGTATATACTTATGTGTGGAACTGGAGTAGGCTTTTCTGTTGAAAGAGAGAATGTAGACAAACTACCTATAGTCAATGAACACTTTGAAGATAGCACTACAGTTATATCTGTTGCAGATAGCAGACCAGGGTGGGCGAAAGCTTTGCGAGAGATGATTGCTATGTTGTATGTAGGACAGATACCTAAGTGGGATGTCTCACAAGTTAGACCAGCAGGTGCTAGATTAAAAACATTTGGTGGTAGAGCATCAGGTCCTGCTCCACTAGAAGATCTATTTAAGTTTTGTATTGAGAAGTTCAAGGCCGCAAAAGGTAGAAGACTCTATCCTATAGAGTGCCATGATATCATGTGTAAGATAGGAGAGGTTGTAGTAGTTGGTGGTGTAAGACGTTCTGCACTTATATCTCTGTCTAACTTAGGTGATGATCAAATGCGTCATGCTAAGTCAGGTCAATGGTGGGAGAACGAAGGACAGAGAGCACTAGCTAATAACTCTGTGGCTTTCAAAGGTAAACCTGAGATGGGTACATTCATGAGAGAGTGGACTGCTCTGTATGAATCTAAGTCAGGAGAACGTGGTATCTTTAATCGTCAATCTGCTAAAGTAAAAGCAAGTGAGAATGGTAGAAGGGATGACAATTATTACTTTGGTTGTAATCCTTGTAGTGAGATTATTCTTAGACCATATCAGTTCTGTAATTTAACTGAAGTTGTTGCTCGTGAAACAGACGATATACTATCTCTAAAAGACAAAGTTCGCATGGCTACAATCTTAGGCACATTTCAGTCTACACTAACTGACTTTAAATACTTACGTAAAGTATGGAAAGATAATACAGAAGAAGAAAGACTTCTAGGTGTATCTCTAACGGGCATACTTGACTGCCCTGTTTTATCGCCTGACAATAGTAATCTAAAGTCTAACTTAGAAATGCTGAGAGCAGTTGCAGTAGAGACTAATAAGAAGATATCTAAAGATTTAGGTATACCACAGTCAACTGCTATCACTTGTGTTAAGCCTAGTGGTACAGTGTCTCAGCTAGTTGACAGTGCAAGTGGCATACACGCAAGGCATAGTCCTTTTTATATTAGAACTGTACGTGGTGACAACAAAGACCCCCTCACACAGTTTATGAAAGAGGCAGGCATACCTATAGAGCCTGATGTTATGAAGCCTGATAGTGTATCTGTATTTAGTTTTCCGATGAAGTCACCAAGTGGTGCTATTACTAGAACTAAGATGACTGCTATAGAGCAACTAGACTATTGGCTATTGTTTCAAAGACATTGGTGTGAGCATAAACCTTCTGTCACTATCTCTGTTAAGGAACACGAATGGATGGATGTAGGAGCTTGGGTGTATAGAAACTTTGACGAGGTGTCTGGTATATCTTTCTTACCTTTTAGTGATCACACTTACGCACAAGCACCCTATCAAGATATTGATGAAAAAGAATACATAGAGTTGACAAAAAAAATGCCATCTGCTATAGATTGGAGTAAGCTTCAAGAGTTTGAGAAAGAAGACACAACTACAGGAACTAAAGACTTAGCTTGTGTTGCAGGTTCTTGTGAAATTGTAGATATTGAAGGGAGATAGATATGAGAGAGATGTTATTATCAGCTTTAAAATCCTATTATGTAGGACATATAAATAAACATATTGCTAATGTTGAGATATACTTGAGTAGGTCTACTGGTATTGGAGAACACTCTGATATTATAGAAGCTATGGACAAATCTAAGTAAGTATGATGCACCTCTACGTATACAGTTTGATAGAGGTGTCAATGCTTTCAAAGGTAAGCAGTATATAAAGAATGTGAAAGGACACAAAGTCATAGCGACAGAGAGTCCATATCATCTAAACTCTATGCAGTACAGAGAATGGCAAAGAGGTTTTAACCAAGCTTACTTTAAGCAGTTGGAGAAAGTAAAAAAGGATGAGGCTGGAAGAGGAAGCTAAAAAGTATATGGAAAAGCATAATAAAACTTTTCCTAAAAGATTAGAAGAAATTATAGAGAACTTGAAGCGAATAGAAACAATCGCTGAAGTTACATTAAAAAAGTTAAAGGAGTTAAATGCAAAAAATAACTCCAACACATGATCTGTCTTGGTATCTTAAATGGACAGGTTCAATGTTCATCATGTCAGGGATAGTATGTAGAGCAGTAGGAGTTTTCCCCTTGTTTGACCTCTGCTCTT